CGTGTATTTAGGGTGGCCGTACAGGATGTACCCGCAGCTGCCATTACTGAGCATTTGCTCGCCGTCTGGCAGGTCATATAGAAAATAGGCCTTGCTTCGCTTGCAAATTGATAACATTTTTTTAAAGTTCATCTGTCTGTCTCCTTTACGCTTATGCCGTGAATGTACAGCATAAGTTTTCGCTTGATGATGTATTCCTTTGTTTTTGTACCCTTGGTGTCCTCCACCACCCACTTCCAGGTGCCGTCCGGCTGGCAGACCTCATATACAAAGTCCGCTTTATAAATCACCGGGCGCTCTTTTCGGTATTCGCCGACCCCTGCCGGGATCAACTCATAAGGGACCTGCTCCCGCAGGTTGCGCACCAGGCCGTGCCGTTCCAACAGTTGCAGCTCCTTTGCCCGCTTGCACTCGCTCCGGCTGTCGTAGGTGCGACCATCTGTTTGTGCTTTTACCGCGTGATATTTGTTTTCGCCTTTTGCCCGCTGCCGGAGATACTCCTGGTACTGGGCAGCAGTCCAGTGTTCTTGGGTACCCATCAGCCCGCTGCCTGCTCCGCAGGAGCGTAAGCCATACGGATGAACTGGTGCTCCACTGCACCAATGCGCTGCTGCTCCTGCTCCAGGCACTTTTGCATATACTTGCTTGAAAGCACTGTCTCCTCAAACTCCCGACGCAGATCATCGGTCATACCGTATTGGCCCAGGCCTTTGGCGCTCTTAAAGGCGTCCCACTTTGGCCGGATCAGCGGATGGTTGATGTTCAGCTTGAAGCCGTATGCGTTGTGCGGTGCCAAAATCAGCTGTGTTTGGCGTTCCCGCTCTAAGTTGCGCACCTTGTCCCGCATTTGTTCCCATTGCTGTATGTATGTCACTTTGTCCTCCTAACACAGGTACCTATGGTTCTTTGCCCGAATAGGGCAGAGCACATAGGATTGATACTTAAAACCGGTGACTTCGTCCTCCCAGTTGTTCAGCGTGTCCTTGACCACATAGTATCCCTTGGGTGCTCTTGGCTCATCTGCCCAGTGGTCGCTATAGATGACCTGGTATTCCGGTTCCGGTACCACCAGGTTACGGCTGCGGCTAAAGCACACTCTGGACTTGGCCGTTGTGTACTTGCCCTCGTGCCCTTGTTTGATGTGGGTCTCCTCGCGTAGGTACCCACCGTAGGTGTGGTGGTCTCGATCATCCACCGGTACATATTCCACCCGGCCATAAGGCCACCTGGGCAGCTTGGTCAAGTCAATACCGGACAGCGCCATGTGGATATGTGGGTTCTTGTCCGGGGTCTCAATGGCTCTCATCCACTTGAATTCAACACCGGCCTTTTTGTAGGCATATCGCAGTTTGGCCATATAGGCGGCCCACAGTTTTTTAATCTCTTGCAGGTCCTTGGGCCTGTCCGCCTTTCGGAATGTAAAAGTAGCTGTCAGGTCACCGGGTCCGAAGTTTGCATTAAAGATCATCTCCTGCTGTAGGCACGCCTGGCGATTGTTGACTGCCGCCTGGGCCTCGCTGGTTTTTCCGTAGTTGCTGCCCCTGGTGCATTTATTCTTGCTGCCATAGCGGGAGGAGTAATGCCGCTGAATGTAGATACATTTACCTGCGTGGGTGGTCTTTTGCACCCATGGCATTTTGGTTTGCTCCTTTCTGGACGGACCGGCACACTATGGAAATGCTGGAAAACGCGGATCGGCTCCCGGGTGGAAAATCAAGTTTCCCACCGGTTCACCGGCGTGTTCCACATTCCCACAGTGCACAGCTCCTCATTATGCGGCGCGGGTGCACACCCTGTTGCCGCCGGTCTCCTGCCTGCGCCTAACCAGCTGAAGAATGCCGAAAGATATATCCTTTTGCCGTTGGCGCTTTGCGTCTAAAAATAATACTTTGAACAAGGAGCAAAAAAGGAGCACAGACCCCTTTTTTCGCCCTTGCCGCACGGCTTGTCCTTGACTTCTTTGCGGTCCTTATATATAATGTAATTAGCGCAGGCGTTTTACTTTCTTTTCGCCGCCTGTGGTTTAAGTCGACTGGTCGCTCAGTCGGCTTTTTCTTTTTGCCCGCTGCTTGGTTCGTCGTTATACTCCAGTGGCAGCATAATGGCGGTCACTTTTGGCAATTCCATCAGGGCCTTGGTTTTCCGCTCTGCAATTACTTCCAGCGCCTTGTAATTGCCATCGCCACGCACATACACGGTGTCACCGGCTCTAACGGTGTTCCACGGCGCCCGCAGGACAATGTGGTCCTCGTCCAGCTTAGCAATTACCAAATCAATGTAATCTTCCATTTTCATCATCCTTTCCCAGTTTGACGGCGTGCAGATACGCCAATTCAAAGTCTGTCAGCGGCGCTACCAGCACCACCTTGTGGTTTTCGTCCTCGATCACCAGCTGCTTGTCCTGCCGGGGCTCGTCCTCGTCCTTGGGCAGCACGAACACCGCCAGGGCGATCAATGCGCAGCCGGTACCGCTGATCACTATGGACACCCACCAATAGGGGGTGTCCGCCACCAGGCAGCAGCCCAGCAGCACCAGCAGGAAGCCGGTAATCACCAGAACCAAGCCTGCCTTTTCTCTCTTGGTCATTGGAGTGCTCCTTTCTTGCAGTTGACTGCAATTTAGTACTTTCCGGCGTTATATGCGTGGAACGCCGGGGCGAACACAGCTAACTTGGTGCCGTTCTCGCCCAACTGAATGAGAGGGAAGCCCGGACGGTGCATATACTGCCGTGCCGTTGGAATGCTGCAATTCAGGTATGCCGCCACATCTTCCGGACCAAGATACAGTTTTGTACCCTTGGCCTTGACCTCTTCCTCTACTGCTTCGGCGGTGCGGATCAGGTCGATGTAGCTTTGCAGGCGCTCCATACGCTGCTGCACAGCGGCGTCAAAGTCGTCCATTGCCAAGGGGCTGTCCTTGTTGATGGGTACTTTCATTATTATTTCTCCTTTCGATTATTCGGCCAGCCCTTTGGGCAAGCGGCAGAGCCGCAAGCTGCCCGCTGCACGGCAAAAATGCCGTTGGCGATAAATGTGTGATGTTGGGTGGGGCGGGCACCGGAAGCAGGAACATAGGGGGTAATTTGACAAAAAAGAAAAGAAGAAATAGAAGAAATGAAAAAAGGTCCCGCTGCCTGCGTATCTCTGCCTCCGCCCAAAAGGCTGGCCGCGTATTTAGTTGTTGCGCTCGGCGATGATCTCGTTGATTGCGCCGAGGATCCGCTCTTTTGCCTGGGGCGGTTTGCGCTTGCCGGTTAAAATCATCGAGATATAGTCAGTTGTACATCCCATTTTGCTTGCCACGGCTTTTTGGGTTATTTTGTTGATGTGCATTGTGCCGACTGCTTCCGCAATCCAACTGTCCATTTTTTTACTCCTTTCTGCCGTTTCGTTCTAAAAAACGAACATTTTTTGAATTTGTAGTTGTATTTTCCGAACTGTTGTGCTATTATGAATGTGCAAATCAACAGCACATTGGACTGACAAGAGGTAGCGCTCTCATAGTCCGGCTTGTTTCGTGTTCGGTAAACCTAACTACAAGTGCAATTATAATTCGGCGGAATGAATTTGTCAACACTAAAAGTTAGGTTTTATGAACTTTTGTAAATTTTGCACAAAAACAGAGGTGTAAAACTATGACTTTTTACGATAGATACCAACAGCTTTGTGTGGAAGCTGGTTCTTCGGCGACTGGTGTTGCCGTTTCAGTTGGTATATCCCGTGCCTCTGTCAGCGACTGGAAAAACAAAGGGGCTGTGCCATCTGCTTCTAGCTTAAAAAAGATCGCTGACTACTTTGGTGTCTCTACTGACTACCTTTTGGGGAAAACGGACATAAAAAATCCCCCGGACCAACAAAGTCCGGAGGAAATCGCCAAAGTGGCACTATTTGGTGGTGACGGAGAGGTTACCGACGAGATGTGGCAGGAAGTTAAAGGATTTGTGGCATTTATAAAGGATAAGAGAAAGAGAGAGAATGACAACAACTGAGTCCCTGTTCGATGAGATCGAGCGCAATAATATTGAGGTGTATCTGGGCAGTATGCCTGCTGCCAAGTCTGCGTCTGCCAATATCGGCGATGATTATTACATAGCACTTGACGAGCAGAGCCTGGAAAGCACCGCAGAAGCCCGCTGCCGCCTGGCCCACGAAGCCGGGCACTGCATAACCGGGTCGTTCTACAACCTATATGCCCCGCTTGACCGGCGCAGTAAGCACGAACGCCGGGCAGATAAGTGGGCGGTAAAGAAGTTGATCCCCAAGGCCGAGTTGGAGGTGCAGCTGCGCCAGGGCCTGGAGCCTTACGAGTTGGCCGAGTATTTCAATGTGACGGAAGAATTCATCCATAAGGCGTTGGAATTCTACTTTGAATGTGAGATAGC